AGAGGTAAAACCCGCAGAGTTCGCCCGGATATGCGCCGTAGCTCCATCGGTAATATCGCGTAAAATCACGAATAACACGCTGATACGAAACGCGGCGGGCCTGCTCGACACCGAAAATCCCGTCAACGCCCGCTATGCCGCCAAGCGGCGGCTCGTCAGCAGCGGCAAGGCGCTCGATGCTGCCGTCCCTGCGCCGGATGCAAAGCCGCCGCCCGTGGATTTTACGAGGCTCGGCGACGCATCGCTTGCCGAATACGCCGGGCTACCGCAGCGTCTGTTGGGACTCACGCTGCGGGAGCTTGTGCAGCAGTTCAAGGGGCTGCCGGGGATGCAAGAATACGTCAAAATGCTCAAAGACTTGGCGGCCGCAGACGAACGAGATCAAAAAGTTCGAGAACGGCGCCTGCAACTTGTCGAAAAAGACTTCGTCATCGCCCGGCTCGTCCAGTACTTGGACATCATCATGCGGCAACTGCTGGAATTTCCCGAATCGGTCGTGGACGAGTTGATCGCCCTCGTGCAGGCTCAGGGCGGTGTGGCCCGGCTGGACGTTGCCCGCAAGCTGGAGCATGGGATTTCTCGGATTATCAAAAACAGCAAGGAGCAGCTAATCGAGGAGCTGCGAGGGCTGCGCTCGAAGTACCAAGAGGACGGCGGGCTAGACCAAAAAATCAAAGACACGATTGCCGAAATCATGGAGGACGAATGAACGCTGCGGGCGCCATTTTTGCGAGTCAGGTTTTCTCCGGCGACATCGACTTCCTTGTGGATCAAATAGGCAAGATAACGGACTCCCTGCACCACGAGATGCCTAGCGAGTTTATCGAGCGGGTGCGATACTTGACCAGCGACCTTACGCCGTTCCCCGGCAAGTTTAGTTTTGAAAAGTTCCCCTACTTCCGGGAAATTGTCGACTGCTTCAGCCCGCTGGATCCGACCTCGGAGGTCGTGCTTATGAAGGGCGCGCAAATGGGGGCAACGACCGCCGTTTTGGAGACCGTGCTGCTTTACAATATAATGAGCGACCCCAAAGCGCAGATGTATGTAACCGCCGACGCCGGGCTTATGAAAACTTCGGTGCAGGTGCGCATAGAAAAAATGATTGACAACGCCGGAGCGCGCGACCTTATATTTTCGCAGAGCCGGAAAAAGAAGGGCAGCCGCAACACGGGCGACACCGCTATCGCCAAGGAATACCCGGGCGGTTACCTGCATTGCTTCGGCGGCCGCAGCCCTGCCCGGTTTCGCGGCATATCGTACCCCTGCGCCCTCGCCGATGAGGTCGATGCGTTCCCGGACTCAATCCCCAAAGAGGGGACGGTTACCGACCTCGTGCGCAACCGAACCAAAGCGTACACAGGCAGCAAGCGGAAAATTCTGTGGACATCCACGCCGCTAATTAAGCAATCGTCAAAAATCGACAAGCTCTACGCTGACGGCGACCAGCGAAAATATTTTGTACCCTGCAAGCACTGCGGCACGATGCAGGAGCTTGTGTGGCACGGCAAGGGCGAGGACGGCTGCACGTGGGGGATAGCGTGGCAAAACGACGAGGACTTTAACCCGCTGCTGGACACCGTAGGCTACAAGTGCGAAAACACCGCCTGCGCCAAAGTTATGAAAAACTACGATAAGGCGGTCATCATTCCCCGCGGCGAATGGCGGGCAACGGCAAAGCCCATCGCGCCTAACCGCCGTTCGTATCACGTCACGCCGATTTACAACCCGCCCGGGATGTACTCGTGGGAGGACATGGTACTGCAATGGGCCGAGTGCTGGGATTTGAAAGCCAACCGCCTGAAGGATAAAGAAAGATATAGGGTCTTTCGCAACACCACGCAGGGGCTGACGTTCGAGGAGTTGGGCGGCAAGCAAATCGAATACGAGAGGGCGATCCAGTTTCGGCGCTCAGGCTTTGTTGTCGTCAACAGCGATTCAGGGCTTATCGCTCACGGCGTGCCTAACGACCTCGCCGTGCAGGATTCCGGCTCGCCGATCCTCATACTGGTTGCGTCCGTTGACGTGCAAAACGACCGCCTGTTTGTCGACGTCAAAGGCTACAGCGCAAACGGCGTAACGTGGACGTTGGAGTTTATCGAAATAAAAGGCAACACTGCCGACTTTAACGGCGTGTGGGATCAGCTCGACATAATCATCGGCGACAAGCGGTATGTCGGTACGGACGGCAAGGTGTACCGGATACAAATTACAATGATCGATTCAGGCCACAATTCCGATTACGTTTACGAGTATGTCAAAAAACGCTCCGGCGGGGTTTTTGCCATTAAGGGCAAGGACTATCTTGCCAACGGGGAAACGTATCAATTCTTTAGCCCCTCGGCGCAGGAAAAAATCGGCTTTAGCAACGCTCTGCACGTAAGCGTGGGCAAACTCAAAGACAGAATCAGCAATGCCATGACATCATCGTTTTGGATTACCGGGCAGCCGCAGCCGCCGTGGTATCCCAACTTTAGGGAGGACTGCCGAGACGATTATTTTAAGCAGTTCGAAGCGGAGCGCCGCGAAGAGAAGCGGGATGCTATTACAAAGCAGTTTCGCGGTTATGTGTGGAAGCAAAAGTTCGGGCAGGACAACCACGCCCTTGACTGCTACGTCTACAACCTCGCCGCGCTGGAGCTTGCCGCCGAATACTGGTGCCGGGAACACCTCCGCTTGCCAACGCTGGACTGGACGGCGTTTTGGGAATTCGCCAAGAGCGGCGAGTTTTACAAAGAGCCGGCAACGTGAAAACACGGATGGCTATTTAAGGCGCTGTGCCAGAAAGAAGATAGTGCCGCTGGATATTAGCAGAGCGATCCCAAGAATGAGTTGGAATACCATAAATTACCCTCCAAACCAGTTTCTAATGACATCAATAACGGTTATTAAGCCCAATATGCCCACTGCTAAAGCAATTCCGTGCGCAACCTTTGAGGCAAACGATTGCGGCTTTGCGATTTCTCTTAATAAGGAAATCATCACGTCCATCCGGTCTAAAAATGCTTTTTCGTTCACGTCTACTAGTATAAAGCATTTTGGGGCGGGTTTCAAGCCTTATTTTCCCGGCTTTGGCGGCCTTGCCCATTTTGACGGCTTTGATTTTGCCGAGGGTGTCAAGCGATTTTTTTATTTTTTATCAACAACTACCTCGTAAATATCCCCAGGCTGGCACTTAAAATACAGGCACAGTTTTTCGATAGTCTCGCCAGAAACATAGTCATTTTTGGCAAATTTGGCGAGAGTGGTACCAGAAATCCCTACCTTTTCAATTAAATCTGTCTTTTTCATGCCATTTTGGGCCAAAAGTACAAACAGTGGTTTATAAGTAATTCCCATATATCCCTTAATATCTGTAGTATCGGAATAAATATACAGAAATATCAATAAAATGTCAACAAATGTGTATTTTTCACTTGACAAAAATGTTTGCATATAGTTAAATAATATACAGATATACAAACATTCAATGATAGAGGAGAAAGACAACGAAAGAATTAAAGCCCTCGCGAGCGTATAGCGAGAAAGCGACCTTGGAAGGTATGGCGGAAGACATAGAGAGCCTCATTGGTCAGATTGCCACCTATAAAAGATGGATGGCAAACAGCATGAGAGTTATAGAATTGATACAGATACGGCACGGATGTTTAACCGAACTGTATAAAGAGAGAACGGAAGAAAGGAAACGAAATGAAAAAAAAGAAAAAACAGCCAGCAACAAAAGGAGGAAGAAAGCCGACATCAAGACTTGCGTCAACGCAAGTCCAAGATGTTAATAGCTTGCCAGAGAGAACGTAAGGCATACTTTTAATACCATATTTTTAGGAGTACTCAATATGGAAAAACAGGCAATAGCCCCAAGTGGGCAAAGCGTTTATGTAAAGCAATGGGAAAAAACAAAAAGGCGCAATGTAAAACGGCTGCTTGATTGGCTTAGACAAGGGCTTATAAGCATCGAGCTTTTTAATGCATTGACAGGAAAGACACCAGAGTATTACATCAACGACATCGGCGAAAAAGAAATCGAAGAAAAAGAAGAGCTGCTTTCTTTTGTCGAAAATCTTTTTAGTTTTGAGGATGGCTCCGTTGCCCCGATAAGCAAGGCATACGAGATGTATCTGGAGTACAGCGGCTATAGCGCCCAAGATGCAATGCACGGAAAAGCCCTAAGCCGTCCAAGGTTTACCCGTATGGTAATACGCCAATGCGACATTAAAGATAAAGTTGCCCGCATCGAAGGCAAGCCAAGTCGCTGTTTTGCCGGAGTGCGGCTTCTCTCGTTAGATGACATAGCGACAGATTAACCAGTCCGTTTTTCGTTTTTTCGCCATTCTTAATAGCTTGTATTGCGTCCCCGCAATACCGTTAGCCCATGGCAATTATCGAAGAGGGTCATGTCGCTCTATCCGGCTCGGCCGCAGAGTCATGGGCTGACCTTGTTAAAAACAGCAAGATTATTTTATTCGAGATTGACAAAGCAATCCTCGCCCTTACACGGGAGGGGCTGAAAGATTTCCGGCTCACTACAGGACAGACAACGCATAACGTAACGCCCCTTGACCTTCCCGTTTTAGTCCAGCGCCGGAAGGACTTAATCGAGCAAATCGAACAAATCGAGTGCATGGAAAAGAAAGCCAATGTGCCGCCCCCGGCATTGGTACAGGTGGTGCCGGGATGCTAAGAAACGGCGTGCCGAACGAGAACCCGCAACAACTCGACGATGTACTCGCCTATTTTACACGCAATGCCCTCAACGATGTTTTCGATGGCGATACCTTTTCAAACTCTTTCGGCATTACGCGCAATTACCTATGGGAAAACGGCGTGGATTATTACACCCTGCGCCACAGGTCAATCCAGCTTTATATCGAAAACCCTTACGTGTCCGGTCTTATTAACCGGATGCTCCGCAACGAGATTTTTACCGGCATCGTTCCGGAGGCGACACCCATTGCGTCGGTTATATGGCCGGACATGGACGCAGACATTCGCGGGCGCGAGCGGATGTCGACAAACTACTCGGAGAAAATGACCGAGGCATTTCGGCTTTATGCTGGCGACCCGGATGTTTTCGATTGCCGCAGACAATTGACATTCGGGGAATTTCAAAATCAGGTACGGCTTGAATCTATGCTTTGCGGCGACGGGATTATAGTCGCGCACATCAACCAGCAGACCAAGCTCCCGTCGTGGGACTGGATAAACGGCAATTACATAATGACCGATCCGGAATACACGCCAGCAAGCGGACACAAAGTTGTCCACGGTGTTGAGTTGGATTCTCGCGGCAGGCATATCGCATACCATGTGCGTGAATTCGACGGCGAGGAGATTAGCTTTAAACGGATTCCGACCGTAGGGCGCAAATCCGGCAGAACTATTGCATGGATGGTTTACGGTTGCGACAAGATGCTCAACAATGTGCGCGGTATCCCGCTGTTGGGAAATATCCTTTACATGCTCAAAGACTTAGACCGATACAAAAACGCCGAGCTTCGTGCCGCCGTAATTAATGCCCTCTTGCCGCTGTTTATTAGCCGTGAAAAAAGCGATACCCCGGTACGCAGCGTGATTAGAGGTATGGGCAGGTACGAACCCGGAACGCCCGCTGCTGTTGAAGCTGAAAAAGGCGAAGCCGATGCACAAGCGCAGGCGGATGCCGCACAGCCCACACGCCGTTTAATATCGGAGATGCAGCCGGGAACGGTTATAGAAAACTTAGCGCCCGGAGAAACACCTGTGAGCTTCGATACCCGCCGCCCAAACGTAAACTATGGCGAGTTCGAGAAAATAATTTTGCGGGCTATTGCGTGGTCGAGGGGCATACCGCCGGAAACCTTAGTTATGGAATACCAGTCCAGCTATTCCGCAGGGCGGCAGGCAAACAATGAATTCAACATTTACCTCAAATACATCGTGTTTAAACTTGCAAAAGACATCGGGCAACCTATTTATGCCGAGTTTATCACGCAATCTGCGCTTTTGGGTGAGCTTGACTTGCCTAGATTTCTTTCTTGCGCCTTCGATCCGTCGCAATGGAAGCTCCGAGGTGCGTGGCTCAAATGCGAGTGGTCGGGACTCTCTCGCCCATCGGTTGACGTTCAAAAAGAAGCAAACGCAATGCAAAAGCTGCTCAAAATGGGCGTTGTAACGCACGACATGGTTGCGCGGCAATTCAGCGGAATGGATTTCCGGGCTGTGCAAAATAAACTTGAGATCGAGCGCACGCTTATGGCGAGCCACGGCTTTGTATCGCCGATTGCAAACACGGACAGCGAACAAACAAACGAAAAAAAAGATGAAAATCAAGATGACTTAATAGCAGCAATGCAAGAAATAGACGACTATCTTGAAAACGGCAGCGGGGAATTACGCGAGCTTTGGGACAACTGTAAAAATTGCGTTGACGCAATTCGGGAAAATTAACAGGAGGGATAGATGGACTATCAAATTGCGTATTACGCATTACTACGGGCGCAGGCGCAATGGATAACACCGGAACATATCGCGGTACTTATCGCTGCCGTAACTGCACTTGCCGGGGTGATCTGGAAACTGGCGCAACAGTCAAAACAAATTCATTTTAACCAACAACAAATTCAGGCCAACTTTGATGCATTAACAAGAATCCATGTGCGTATAGACGCATTAGAAAAGACCAGAGCTGGCTGGATGGAAGAGGTCAGCGCCCGGCTCGAGAACACGGGAAAGACACTCGCCCGCTTCGATGAGCGTATAAATTTCCTTCTCAAGGAGATTGGCGAGTTAAAAGAAGAAGTAAAGAAATCAAGAGAGCGGGATACCGATTAAGGGGGCATTATGAGAAAGATTTTATTTCTGTTGTTTTTATTGGCGGCGGTATTACTTGGTTGCGTGAATTTGGAAGCGCCGCCCCCTCAGTTCATTATGCACTGCAACGTGTGTGAGCAGGAGACCACATGGGGAGTTGCGCCCGATCATTTTTATTGCCGCAAGAGCGGAACGATATGGTGGAGCACATGATACACCCGGCAAAATTGTTTAAGCGCATACACAGGCGGGAAGGATATCAGCACGCCGGCAGGCACGCGAGCTTTAAAATTTGGGTGAACCAAAAAGACAGCGACAACACCATTTATCTTTGCTTCCAAGGATCAAACGGT